ACTATCGGCGAAGGTGAGTTGATGGCTCATGATGTCCCTCTGGGATGCGCTCCGGATGAATATGATGATCTCATATCAGGAACTTGTTCGCACCTTCCCTAATGGTATGTACCGAAGAGCCACAATCCACGACTCCCCCGACACTTATCGAATCTCCCTGCGTTCGCGAGGCGGTCGATGAATCAATAGTAACCGCGAAGTGGGATTCAAACTTCCGAATGGTTTACGCAATGCTTGCTCTGCTTTCTTCTGTTATCTGGTGTCTAGTGAGCGCCACACGAGCGAACATATTCAAGGACGCTAAACCCCCTACTCGATAAGCCTGTCAATTCTCAAATAAAATGATGAAAAGTTGTGAAATTAAGGAGTGATGATGAACATAAATTACAGTATTAATAACAGTGTGCTCATGATGATGAGTGAGTTTATGATTACAGCTTTTGTAATCGTAATACTTTTTGTGATTGTATTAGTATATAACAAAGCGTTTAAGTCTGAATTAAGCATAAAAATATTTTGTTTTAGTCAGTTAACAGCCATTTTCATTTCCGTATTAGAAATAACAACAAAAAGAACAAATGCTGGAAGTATCAGTATTACATGGAGTGACGGCATCCATCAGTTTTATACTCACGTTTTTCTGGGGTTTGCTTTTTCTTTCTTACTTTTTTTGCTTGGTCTTTATGACTACAAAATGAAAGGCAACAAAGATGGTTTAAAGGATTGCAAAAAACATGTTTTACCGTGTTTCATAGGGAGTTGGTTCGTATTAATAATATTCTTTTTCTCCGCTTCGCCTTTGCGCTATGAGGAGAATTTGATTACGGATGCTCGCGTCGTAGCTTCGGATCCCAATCGAACCACAATTATCTATGCTGATGGGTTCTACTGGCTATTTGATATGGATAGAAATGAATTTGATAAGTCTATATCCAGAGAGATAGTCAGAGGCAACTACAAGATGTTATGTACTTCAGATACACCAGCTACCTGCTGGGCGGGCAGAAAATTCCCCAAAAACACATCACTGGATAAAGTTTTATGAAAGATTGTAACGCTGAGAAATATAGCTATTCATGTCTTTTCGCAGCGGTATTTAGACCAGGTGAAATGCCTGTCATTTCCGCGTTCCGGGCGCGGTATTGGGCTCTAATCATTCGATGGGCATTGCGTTTCGGTTACACCGTTTGCCTGATTGGCAGCACTGGAACCGGAAAAAGTTACCTCATCGAAAGAACGCTACCAGGACGGATCATTGATGCCCGACTGTTACTGGTAAAGAATGATTGGCATGGCCCTGTGCCATTCAGTTTGCGCGGTGCAAAGCCCGGCCCAGTTGGCATTGATGAGTCGTCCAGCTTTTCAGAGGAAACGCTGCGTCAGAACGCGGAGAACCTGAAAGAAAGAGGGGTAGTGTATACAGCACAAAGCATTGATAAAGCAGCTAAAGTTGCAGCCAACCTGCCAAACAGGCGTGTGTTGCTTATCATGATTGGAAAAACGTAGCCTCTGCGGTCTAGGCCATCTGACCTGCTGAACTGACGCAGTAGACTCTCTCGGAGGCAAACAAATTTGCTGGTGGGATAAAATGGGCGCATACTTAAAGCACGTGTAATCGACACGTGCTTTTTTATTGGAGGACACATGCAGGCTACAGCTGCTCGCCAGAAAAAAACCGTCAGTGTCACCCTTGAGCCAATGCTCGTACAGCAGGCAAAAGACGCTGGGATTAACTTGTCCGCCACGCTGGCAGAAGCGCTTCAGAGCAAACTGAAGGCCAGTGCAGCGGAAGAATGGAAACGACAGAATCGTGCTGGTATTCAGGAGTTGAACCGCATCACTGAAGAGCATGGGTTACTGTCTGACGAATACAGGACGTTCTGATAATGCAATATACCGTTTACCGCAATCCCGGCAACAGCCAGGCATACCCTTACCTGCTGGATATACAGAGCGACATCATTGGCGAGTTAAATACCCGCCTGGTGATCCCCCTTCATCGGCTTAAAAAAGGAGCCTCGGCCCCGGTTGCGCGATTAACTCCGGTCATACAGGTGGAAGGGAATGACGTTATCCTGATGACGCATGAAATGGCTTCAGTCCGCGTGAAGCAGCTCGGTCAGGCGGTCATGGACGCATCTCCGTTCCGGCACACTATCAAAAGTGCGGTGGACTTCCTGCTGGATGGTTTCTGACAGAGATAATGAGCGAGAAAATGATGAAGCAAAATGAACTGCTGGAAGTGGCAAAAGCCATGCGCGATTATATTGATGCCCTCCCTACCGATGTCGTTGCAGCATTACCGGTGATGCCGGGATTTGATCGAGACTGGGCCGACGAAGTCATTTACGAAGCCGAATCCGCCAGCAAATAACCCCCCGTCTGCGCCCGTTTCATCTGAATTCGGGCCGTCACAATCTTTCTGATTTTATTGAGAAAACAGCCTCTTTTTGTCCCCTTTTTTCCTTCGTCAGCAGACTCAGTCGTTCGATAATAAAAACAGACCAACACAACCACTGAGGTGTTTCATGTTAGCGATTATCCCGGCAGCAGGCACTGACAAGGTTTTTAAAACCTCCCTCAAACACGTGCTCGATGAGGACTTCCTGTTTGCAATGGCTTCAAAAGCAAGCGCGACGTACATTTCATCCCATATCAGCGATGACGGTGAGGGCACAGTGTTTTTCAGTCTGAGCGACTGGGATAACCTCAAGCCTTCCTTATCGGCTGATGGCTGGGATGGCGATACGATGCCCGGCTTCATTGATTTGCTGGATGCAATCGCAGCGCAGGGCTATAACACCGTCGAATTCCACATTTCTCACCCACTGGTGGTTGGCGCGGTCTGGTTCACCGATGAGTATTACTTCACGGTTACCCCGCTGGCGTATGACCTTGCCACGCTGGATGGTCAGTTTGTTCTGCCGGATGGCTCTTCCTACCGGCTGGATGACCTTGATGAAGTCAGCTATGACGAAATGACCGACTACTTTGACGGCATTATCGAAGTCGATGGCGATACCATGCTGGGTGTAAAGCGTAACGACGATGACACCGTAAACGTCAGCAAAATCGAAAGCTAACCCCTCCTCCCCGGTGTCGGTATCCGCCGCGCCGGGCTATTTTCCTGCCATCATCCTCTGGAGTGTTTCATGAAAGACCGTTTTTATCTGGTCAGCTTGCGTGACACCGTTGGTAGCAATACCGCTTTTCATAGCCATCACGGCAGAGGTTACAGCACCGATCAGCGTAATGCCCGGGTTTACACCCGCGAGGAAGCACAACGCGCATGGAATACGGGACGGGAGTTTGACCTGCCGGTTGATGCCGATGCAGTCGACCGCCATCTCGTGTTTCATGTTGATCATCAGTTTGTACCGGGAAAAACCATTCTCTCCGAAAGCGCCACCAAATATGTCGGCTTCGTTAATGGCCAATGGGACGGAAACGATCTGTTCTGGCTGGCTGATGCGGGTACTACCACGGATTTTTCCCTTGCCAGAGTTTTTGACTCACCACAGGCAGATAGACCTGATGTCGTCTGGTTACCCCATCACATCCCTGACGCTGCAAAGCGCCCTACCTTCAGTGTTGAGCGGATAGACCGCCGTAAAATGACGCAGGGGGCCGGTCTGCTGATGCCTGCCTGGCTGAAACGCCAAAATCGCCGACAGTCAAAGGGGCTGACTCGCTGGAATTGCCCCGGGTGTGGCCGTATTTCATGGCAACAGAATCCGTATGATTTTGATGGTTGCCGGTTCTGCATATAGTCAACTACCGCGAGAGGCCTCTATGTTCCGATTATTACAGAAGTGGTTAGTCAGGTTTACCTATCAGGACGATATAGATTGTATGTCGACCCGGCGCTCTGCGGGCGAGTTCTGGCTGGAAATAGATGCCCGTCGTCACTGGATTTTCCTGGACATCGACGGTGTACTCCACCGGGCGGAAAACGGGTCACTGGAGTTTATGCCTGTGCTGGATCACGTGCTGACGCAATGCCCGCAGACGGGAATTATCCTTTCCACAAACTGGCGTACCGGCGTACCCCGGGAGATGGTGCTGAGTCATTTCCCTGCGGGTATACGCGATCGGATTGCTGGACTCAATCCCGATCTGGATGGGCTGGTGAATAACCACGTGCGTTATCACGAATGCATGGCGGTCGTTAAACGGTTCGGCCTACAGCATTACACCTTCGTGGACGATACCGCTCGACTCTTTCCAACTGACTGCCCTGCCCTGTTCCTGACTCACCGGCACGAGGGGCTGAATGCAACGCAGGGTAGCGCTTTGATAGACCGGATTCGGTTAATGAAATGACCGGTTTAAGGCTGAATACAAATTATTAATGAGGATGCGTTATGAATGAAATCCCACAATACGTCTATGACCTGATCGGTATTTGCCTCTTTGTTGGAATGTGGGTCGGAGGCGTTCTGCTTATTTGGTTTATTTTCTCTAATGGAGAGAGCGACGAATAGCCAGGCAACTGGCGCAACTGATGTTGCAGGATGGCCCCAACAATATCTTACCTGCTTACGCTCTGATTACCCGCGCAACGCTTCGTCAGAAGCGGAAAGCTGGGATAATGAATATATCCCGTATACTGTGAAGAACGAAGAGATTTGATACTTCCGGGAACATGAGGAATTAAGCGGAAACTCGCGGGATTGCTGGGGTCGGCTCAAAATTGGATTTGATACCGGTTTGAAGAAAATGAAGCCGATCGGCAAAACATTTGATACTGCTACTTTCTGGACTTTAAAACTACAAAGCCATCGTTCAAAATCAATTCTAACATACTTCTAAAAACAGGCCAGTCATGGCCGTGCCGTTTTGACATTTAAGGCTTAGGCACCTTATTAACTGGCCTTCTTGCTGGTTCTGGACGGGCTTGGTTTGGCTATCGCTTCACGATTTTCAGATGACCCTTTTTTCATTTGCTCATAAAGTCTCATAACCCTAGCTTTGTCTTCCGCTGGAAGAGCTAAAAACTCCCTTTCTGTAGCTCCAACTTCAGTGGCGAGTTTAACTAAATTAGGAGCGCCAGCTTTGATACAGTAGTTCAAAAGAGCCAGTCTTTCTCCCATGCTTAAGTTGTCGAAAATCATCAACCATGTATCTCGACCTGGAGTGTGGCGAACCTTTTGTAATCCATCCGCCGTTATTGTGAACTCAAATTCTTCATCATTTTTGCCATATGCAAGCCAGTCAATGGTTACGCTTTCCTTTTCGGCTATATCGACCATAGCAAAGAAAGATGGCTCAGTTCCCCTGTTGATGTAGTTATTCAGTGTTGAGAACGACATCCCCCACTCTCGCGAGGCGGCTCTCAGGCTTTTATGCCTCTCTGCTAGTTCCCTTAGTCGGGCTGCAAGACTTTCTTTTCGCTCAGTATGAAAAGCAAATTCCGTTTCTTTATCTTCAATCATTTTCTTTTCCACCTAACCATCTGATTACAAAACACTTTCATATTGAGTTCACTTTTGAACTCAATAACACCAAAGAAACAGTCTTATTTTCTTTACTTGAACTTTATTTGGATCAATACTTATTCCAACGGATAACCCCGGCGGATTACTCCGACGGATAACTTTTAAGAGTAAACGAACTATGGAAAGAAATGAAGTGCGTGACTGGCATCGCATTGACATTGTCGCCGAGCTTCACAAGCGCGGCGTGACAATGCGCAGCCTTTCCACCAGTGCGGGGTTAAGTCCCGACACACTGAAAAATGCGCTGGCTCGTTCATACCCTAAAGGTGAGCGCATTATCGCGAATGCTCTCAATCTGGAGCCGTCATCCATCTGGCCCAGCCGCTACAGCAAGGACTTGTGATCATGTTTGCCACGGTGAATGAATTAGCGGGCCTGCCGGGTTTACCGGGAACGCCACAGGGCATCAGAGCCATGATGGGCAAACTGGTCAAACAGAATCAGACGCTGGTCCGTAAGCGTCAGGGAAGTAAGGCGTTTGAGTATCACATTGACAGCCTTCCTCTGGTTGCTCAGAAAGCGCTGCGTGACCGTCAGGTTAAAGAGCTGATGAACAATCAGGATGCAGCGTTGCCTGCTCCTGAACGTTCAGCGGTGACGGAAAAGAGTGATACCCGGTTATCGCTTTACCGTGATCACCCCGTGCTGATGGAGCAAAAGCTCACTGGCTTAACCAGCGACCAACAAAAGATTGCTGATGCCCGTATTGCGCTGGTATCGGAAGTCATGAAGCTGGGGGAAATACCGGGATTCAGCTGCGCCAAAGCCATCAGGGAAATCGTCCGACGGTCCCGCAGCGGCGAGTTACCTGAGCATCTGGCCACACAGGTGACGTTAGCCAATGCCAAAAAAGGTTCATCACGCACCCTGAGCGAGATCTCCCTTAAGCGCTGGATGGCTGATTTCAAAAAAGCCAGAACATCGACTGAGCGTCTGGTACTCCTTGCACCTGGTAAGCGCCAGCGCGTGGAGCCTGAGGAAATTGCGTGGTTGCCTGATTTTCTGGCGTATTACCGTAATCCCAATGGTGTAACGATGGCTGAGGCATACGAGGATTTTATTCATGGCTGGTATTCGCGATATTCGGATCAGCCGGAGATGCTTTTCTCTGCTCCGACCTATAACACAGTGCGCTATGCGATGGATAAACTCCCGGAAGTGGTGAAACAGCATCGCCGGATCACCGGCAGTGAAGCCCGTCAGATTGAGGGATTTGTACGCCGTGACTGGCTTTGCCTGCCGGTTAATTACGTCTGGATCGGGGATGGCCACGGCATGAAGATGAAAGTCGCCTCTCCTGAACATGGTAACCCTATCACACCAGAGGTGACGTTCATTCTGGACGGGAGCTGCCGATATATTGTGGGCTGGAGTCTGGCTCTGTCAGAAAGCGTTATTGCCGTTGCTGATGCCCTGCGTCACGGTATTAAGAATAACGGGGTGCCTTATATCTATTATTCCGATAACGGTGGCGGTGAGACCAACAGCACGCTTGACGCTAATATCACCGGTATTTTACCGCGTCTCGGAGTTGACCACCGTCTGGGTATTCCTGAGAACCCGCAAGGGCGCGGCATCATTGAGATCCTTAACAAAACGCTGGGGATGCGTATATCCCGCCAATTTGCAACCTACTACGGAACTGGCGCGGATAAAAGCACCACCCGTAAGGTATCAAAATCCCTCATCGCCGCGCTGAACGCGGTGGATAAAGGGCGTGAGCTGACAGCTAAGCAGGAGCAGACCCTACGCGATTTCCCGTCATGGAATGAGCTGATTGGGGAAATTGAAGCCGGGGTTCACTGGTACAACAACCGCGCACACGAGTCACTGCCACTGAAAGCTAATGGGGAGCATTTCACTCCAGCGCAATTTCGTAAGTACAAGCTGGAAAAAGAAAAAACTGAAATTGAATGGCTCTCCGATATTGAACTTCGCCATATGTTTATGCCGGAGACTGAGTGCTCAGTCAGACGTTGCGAAATTCAGCTTTTCAATAACCTTTATTATTCCGAAGCACTTCGCGAAGAGCATGGCCGCAAGGTCCGTGTTAGTTACGACATTCACGATGCTACGAAGATTATCGTTCGTCGGATGGATGGTTCGCTGATATGTGAAGCCATCTGGGACGGCAACAAGAAAGCAGCATTCCCTGTTACGGCGGAATACTGGCAAAAACAGAAACGCATCAAAGGTATGCGCGAGCGTGGTGAGAAAAAAGTCCGTCTGGCCGAGGCCGAAAATGTGCTCACCCTCTCCGAACCAGCAGGGCCGGACTGGCTGGACAGCAATGTCTATCGCCCTGTCAGCCGGGCGGTTCCCGCTATGCAGGTTGTGTCTGAAGAAGAGGAATACAGCGAGGATGAATATCTGAATAACTCGCTGGATATGCTGGAATCAAATAAACGTAAAAACGCTATTTAAGGCCGTTTAAATACCCTTCAAATAATGGAGAGAATTATGTCTGAGGTGAATATTTCCGATATTCGCGAGGTTCTGCGCAACCTTGTTGATGGTACCCGTTTTACTTTTGCTCAGGTTGCCCGTGAAACCGGACTGTCTTCCAGCGTCGTTAGCGGCTTCATGAATAATAAATATGCAGGCGATAACGACCGTGTAGAACTGGTTCTGCAACGCTGGGTTACAAAGCAGCATTCTGCCGCCGAGTTGCCAGCGCCACCACGTTTTATTGAGACCCCGACCGTTAAACAAATCTGGACAGCCTTTCGCTATGCCCACCTGACGGAGTGCATCGGCGTGGTCTGCGGCAACCCCGGCGTAGGTAAGTCAGAGGCGGCACGTGAATATCGCCGCAGTAACGATAACGTCTGGCTGATAACGATCACCCCGTCCTGCGCCAGTGTGCTGGAGTGCCTGACCGAACTGGCCTATGAGCTGGGGATGAATGACGCACCGCGTCGTAAGGGACCGCTGGCCCGCGCTCTGCGCCGCCGTCTCGATGGCACTCAGGGCCTTGTCATCATTGATGAAGCTGACCATCTGGGCGCGGAAACGCTCGAAGAGCTTCGCCTGCTGCAGGAGGCCACCCGCGTCGGGCTGGTGCTGATGGGTAACCACCGCGTCTACAGCAACATGACCGGCGGTAACCGCACCGTCGAGTTCGCCCGCCTGTTCTCACGTATTGCCAAACGTGTGGCGATTAACAAGACCAAAAAGGCGGATGTGGAAGCGATTGCTGATGCCTGGCATATCGACGGTGAAAAAGAGCGTGAACTGCTTCAGAAGATTGCGCAGAAGCCCGGCGCACTACGCATCCTCAGTCATTCCCTGCGGCTTGCAGCGATGACGGCTCACGGCGCAGGTCAGGCTGTCAGCGAGAGCTACATCCTCAAGGCGCTACGCGATCTGGATCTGGATGTTGATGTTTCGACGTTATTAAGGGGTTAACACCATGATTACTGAACGTATTGCTGAACATGTTGGTATGGCCACCGCTGCGCAGGCATGGCTGCAGGCGCGCGGTAGTCGTGTTACGGAGATGCGGGTGTGGATGCGCCGCCCGTGTCTGGAAATCACCTGTCCGCCGACTGAACTGGTGAACAGGGCTAATCATCTGATTGAACGCGGCCCCACCGGGACCCGCTCTGTGTGGATGGCCACTCTCGAAGGTTGTCATGTTATCTGGAGGTAATTATGCAAAAGCGCCGTAAGTGGACCAAGTCCGAAATTCAGTTTGTCTGTGAGAATGCCGGGAAAATGACGGCAGCGGAGATGGGCGAGAAACTTAACCGCACCCGTCAGGCCATTCAGTCTCAGGCTAACCGCTGGGGCTTGTCCGTTCTGGTTAAACCATCGGATGATCATGATATCTACCTTTGCCGTGAGCTTTATAAAGAGGGCCTGACCATTCCTGTTATTGCCGAAAAAATGGAATTAAGTCGCCGTGTTGTTTCGAATATTGTTTATTCAGATTGCTATTAATTCAGTGAGGACTTTATGAATACTGCAAATACCATCCCGGACGGTTACCGGATTAACGCTCAGGGTCATTTAGTTCCTGAGTCACAGATTAAACCGCTGGATAAGCTGCGTGATGAGCTGGTTATCAGCGTTGTTGAAGCTGGCCGTCTGCAGCGTCAGTCGCTGGTCGAGTTCAAGCTTGGATCTATGGCAAAAGTCGATGATTTTGTTGACCTGTCAGCAGCAGAGTTTGGCGTCGAATATGGCGGCGCTAAGGGTAACGTCACGTTACCCAGTTTTGATGGCCGCTATAAGTTGGTTCGTGCCGTGGGCGAGCATCGTATCTTTGATGAACGCATCCAGGCGGCAAAAAAGCTGATTGATGACTGCATTCATGAATGGTCTGCCGGGGCTGACGAAAAGATTATGGCGATGGTCGATCATGCCTTTCGCGTCAACAAACAGGGTCGGATTGATATCAATCAGGTGCTCAGCCTGCGTTCACTGAATATTGACGATGCCAAATGGAATGAAGCAATGGACGCTGTGGCCGATGCTATTCAGGTCACAGGAACCAGTCAGTACCTGCGTTTATATGAGCGTCAGGATAATGGCACTTATAAGCAGATATCGCTGGATTTAGCCAAACTCTGAATATTCGTTAATTAAAATTTATTAATTTCCGGCGTCAGCGCCGTGGGGTTGCTCACGCCGAAAATCAGTAAGGACATATTATGAATCCGAAAACAAAAGGTATTTTTGAGGCTGCATTCGCCAAATGGGGATTTGAATCTCAGGTGCTGGTTCTTTCCGAAGAAGCCAGCGAATTATCAGCTGCCTGCTCGCGTTTTCTTAACCACAAAACCGACAGCAGCAAAGTGGCTGAAGAAGCGGCGGATGTCGAGATCATGATTGAGCAACTGCGTCATAACGGGATGGGCCCGATGATTGACCATGAAAAGAACCGCAAGATGGCGCGTCTGGCTCAGGTTGTTGGTGTTGAGTCACAACCTGTCAGCCCCTTTGGTCCGTCCGTTATGGGGCTTCTGGAGGAAGCGACCGAACAGATGGGGCTGGCAGAAACCCTCTATCGCGACACCAAAACCAGCAATCGCTATGCCGCCGCCCGCGCCCGTATGGCCGTCAGTCTGCTGATGCAGGCTGCTCAGAAGATGATGCGCGAGCAGCAGCATGCCGAACGTATGCGGGCGGAGGTTAAAGCTCATGATTAATTTAGAGCAGATTAAAGCTGATATTGCGGCCCGCAAAGCGATGCCAGCATGGGGGGCTCAGACGTCTATCGAGCGCATAAAGACTATCAACGCCACGCTTCCCAGCTTTTCGCTGAAAACGGTTGAGGCACTGGTGGATGTGCTGGAGAGAACCCAGCTAGCTAACGCAGCTCAGGACGACCACATCAATCAGCAACAGAACCGAATCGACCAACTGGAGAGTAAAAGTGCCGAGTCGGGGCGGAGGCTGTACCAGTATTCGATGGAACCCGGGGAGGCAGAACGGCGTATTGCCGAGCTGGAATCCCGCACAGGCACCATCGCAATTCACGACGTTATAGCTGAGCGCCAGCGACAACAGACAGTGAAAGGATTCTCGGTAGAACAGGATGATACTTATGTCGGTTTCCAGCTGTCGGCAGCGGCAATCTGCTATATCGAACCGATGGAAGCTGAAAGCTATTGGCCAGCAGACTGGCATGACGACAGTTTCAAACCGACTGATACTCGGCGAAACCTGATTAAAGCCGCCGCACTTATCATCGCTGAAATCGAGCGTCTTGATCGTCAATTGCCTGAGGAGGGCCTGTGACCCGCTCAAACGCAATCCAGATTATCCATATCGCCAAAGGCCAGCTTGCGCTCGACGATGATACATACCGCTCCCTGTTGGGGGCGGTAGTTCCGGGCAAGTCGAGCTGTCGCGAGATGACCATCATCGAGCTGCAGAATGTTATCCAGGCACTGGAGGCTAAGGGGTTCAAAAGCAAACCTGTGCGCCGTTCTAAGCGCCGCATGTCTACCCCGTCTGACGTGAGCCTGAAAATCCGCGCAATATGGAAAACGATGTTTAACGAGGGTTTTATCCGGGATGGTAGTGATATTGCGCTCGACCGTTTTGTCCAGCGCCAGACTCGCATCCGTAATGGTGGCGCTGGCGTATCCAGCCTTGAATGGCTACGAGCAGACGCCGAGGACAACCTGCTAGAGAGCCTGAAGCAATGGCATATCCGGGAGATGAAAAAAGCCATGCTGGCACACCATGCCCGACTCCCCGAAAACCCGGTCACCGGTGACGAAAGCCGGGACTATGACACAATCTGCAGCGCTTACGCTGACGCAGCCAGAAGGTGGATAAAATGAGTGACGATCTCTTTGGTGATGTACAGGACGACAGCATTCTGGACCATATTGATGATGAGATGGAGAGTTCCCGCTTTCCGTCGTTGTTGGCCGA